GACGCACTGCACAATCTTTATAAAAAGTTAACATAGACTCGTGCAGTAGACTGAGTCTCGGACTATGTTAGCGGAACGGAGACAAATATGGGAAATACAACTTATTCAGGTCCTTTAAGATCTGAGGGTGGTGTACAACTTGTTAGTAAAGAAGCAACAGGTAAAGTACACAACAGAACACTAGGCACAACAGCTAAAGATGCTAGAAGAGTTTATTTAGACGAATGGTTTTTACAAAGACCTGGTCTAAACGCAAACATTGACCAAGTATCAACAGTTGAAGTCCAAAGAGCACTAAACAGAAACTGGGAAGCGCTTGGAACTAACATGACTACTGCACTATGTACTTTTGCTGGAACTTCAGGTGGAGTTAAAGCAGCAACCGCTGGCGCAGATGCTGACCAAGCAATACTTACACCTCATTTAGATACTGCTGCAACAGCGTGGGCAGGTTGTCTATGGGGAACAGAGAATGAAACACATTGGGAAACGTCTATTCAGTTACCAGCTATTGATAACCAAAAAGTTTGGGCAGGTTTAAAACTAACTAATGACCAACTTATAGCAACTGATGATGACCAAGCGTATTTTAAATTTCAAACTGATGCTACTAACTCAGAAGCATTTACTGATTTTACTAAACTACACTTTGTTCACTCAATTGGTGGTACAGACCACATCGCTCAATTACCGATTACTGTAGCAGCGGACACTATATATCATTTAAAAATAGAAATAGATTCTGCTAGAAAAGCAACTATTTTTGTAAATGGTGTTCAGTATAATGTTGCAAACGTAGCAGGTTCAACTGGTGGTACAGCAGTTACAGAAGTACAACCAAGTGCACTTGCAGTGAAAACTGCAGCACTAACAGATGACGTTGACTTTATTCCTTACAATGGAATTGAGGCAGGAGCTGGCGCTGCGGAAGCATTGATCAGTCATTACATTTGTATGAGCAGAAACGTTTTTGAATAAAAATAAATAATGTGGGCCTTCGGGCCCACAATTTAGGAGATTAAATTATGAGTGATGTAAAAGCATCAATAGCATTAACAGGTGATGGAAGATTACAAGGCTCAATTGGGGGAAGTGCGACCAATCTTGGTCCAATCAGAATTAAATCTATACAATGTCAATCAAGCGCTGCAGACGGAGAAGTAAAAATCTATGATAATACTTCTGCTGCCGGTGTAATTAAAATTCATTTAAAATGGGGTACAGCAGCTAATGAACCTTTAGTTATGAGTTTTGACGGTGACGGAGTAAGATTTGAAACTGCTGCCTTTGTTGACGTAACAAACTGTGATTTTGTAGTAGCTTATTATAACTAAGGAGTAGCTCATGCCAAACACTACTTCAGGAACAGCAACGTTCGAAAGTAGCTTTTATATAGATGAAATTCTAGAGGAAGCTTATGATCGAATTGGTGTGCAGGAACTTACTGGTTATCAATTAAAATCTGGAAGAAGATCATTAAATATAATGTTTCAAGAATGGGGCAATAGAGGAATACACTATTGGCAACTTCAAGAAACTAATATTGATTTAATTGAAGGACAAGCTGAGTATCATTTTTTTAGAAGCGCTGCTGATGATACAGCTGACACTAACAGAGCACAAGCTACAACTAATCAAACACCATCTACTATTTTTGGTATGGATGATGTTCTTGAAGCAACATACAGAACAAACAGAACTCAAACAACACAGAACGACACAGCTATGTCAAAGATCGATAGGTCAACTTATTCTGCTTTGTCTGGTAAACTAACAAAAGGTCAACCTAGCCAATATTATGTACAACGTTTTATTGATAGAGTTACAGTAAGTATATACCCTACACCTGATTCAACATCAGCCTCTGCTGATATGAGAATCTATTACATTAAAAGAATAGAAGATGCGGGAGGTTTTACTAACGCGTCTGATGTTCCTTATCGTTTTGTACCGTGCATGGTTTCTGGACTTGCTTATTATTTAGCACAAAAATTTAATCCAGAATTAGTTAATATTTTAAAAATGACGTATGAAGATGAATTAAACAGAGCGTTAACTGAAGACGGTTCTTCAACTAGTACTTTTATAACACCGAAAGCGTATTACCCAAATGTCTAATTATGCATCAGGAAGAAAAGCAAAAGCAATATCTGACCGTAGCGGTATGGCCTTTCCATACACAGAAATGGTTAAAGAATGGAATGGAGCTTTTGTGCATAAATCTGAATTTGAAAACAAACACCCACAAATAGAACCAAACATACATAGAGCAGATGCTCAAGGTTTAGCCAACGCAAGACCTGATAGAGTTGAAACAGCGGCACCTAATTTATTAAAGAATAATTCTTTTAAAACAGGAACTGCCGGCACAAGTGCTATTACAGTTACAGAAACGGGTCACGGTAGATCAAGTAGTGATACTGTTCGTTTTTATGACGCTGTTAGTTTTGATGGTATTACAGCCACAAACATTAACAAATCCACTGGTTATACAATAACTGTTGTTGATGTAGATACATACACATTCACGGTATCGACAGACACAGCGACAACTGGTAATATAGAAGGAGGAGGGTTCCGCGCTTATGCTGGACCTACAACAGTAACACCATGACCACATATTCAGAGCTAGTAACACAGATAAGAGATTATACAGAAACAGATAGTAATGTTTTAACAACGACCATTATTAATGATTTTATTGAACATGCAGAATTAAAGATATTTAGACAAGTAGATTCTGATGCATTTAGAGCATATGCTACGGCGGCCTTAACAGCATCTGATCCTTTTATTGCAACACCTGGTCAAGTGCCAACAGATTTTTCATATGTTAGAACAGTTGCTATATATAGTGCCGCTGGTTCTTTAGGTGGTTTAACTAATAACGAACGTGTTATTCTAACTAAAAAAGATCAGTCTTTTATGGCAGAATATTGGCCTAACAGAACTAGCACAGGAATACCAAAATACTATGCAAACTGGGATCAAGATACATTATTTGTTGCTCCTACACCAAATGCAGCGTATACTATCGAACTTGCGTATGTAGCGCAACCAACAGGACTATCTTCAAGTACAGCAACAACTTGGATTAGTAATAATGCACCAGCTGTTTTGTTATATGCCTGCCTTATAGAAGCATTTAAGTTTCTAAAAAATCCTGAAATGATGGCTATGTATACACAGTCTTATCAAGGAGCAATTCAAGTCTTATCTTCAGAACAAATGGGTTTCAGAAGAAGAGATGATAACAGAGATGGAACGGTTAGAATACCAATTCCATCAGGAAACCCGTAAGGAGATTTTATGGCTAATGCAATTAGTAATGTTTTTAAAGACCAACTTTTAAAAGGCAATCACAATTTTCAATCTGGTGGTGACACATACAAGATAGGTTTGTACACATCTTCACGTACTGCAGCAGCAACAGACACTGGTTACAACGGAACAAATGAAGCATCGGGAACAGGTTATACTGCAGCAGGAAATACACTAACAACTAATGGTGTAACTGGAGGATCAAGTGCATCAACTGCTTTTATAGATTTTCAAGATACTTCTTGGACCACGGCAACAATAACAGCGCGGTACGCGCTCATCTATCAATCATCAGGTGGAGCAGCTTCTGCAAGTGCCGGTGCGGTTTGTTGGTTAGATTTTGGTGGTGACTTTGCAACAACAGCAGGTACATTTACAATACAATTTCCAGCAGCAGGAACGAGTACAGCAATTATAAGGTTAAGTTAGGAGTTTGAATGGCATTAGTCCTTAACGATAGAGTCAAAGAAACTTCAACCACAACGGGCCAAGGCGTGTTAGCTTTAGCTGGTGCGGCAACTGGTTTTGAAACTTTTGTAACTGGTATTGGTAATACTAATACAACTTACTATGCTATTGTTCACGCAACAGATGGCACGTGGGAAATTGGAATTGGAACTGTAGCTGACGCGTCTCCCGACACTCTTACAAGAACTACAGTTATCGATACATCAGCAGGTAACACAACTAAAATAGATTTTGCAACAGGTACAAAAAATGTATTCTGTACATTACCTTCTAGTAAAGCTGTATTTCTGGATGCAGATGGCGACGTTACACTAGGCGCTAATTTAGACGTTGGTGGTAATTTAGTTGTAACTGGTACGACAACATTTAATGGTGGCACACTAACTCTTGGTGATGCAGCAACAGATAACATAGCAATTAACGCAACAATTACTAGTAACTTAATATTTGAAGGTTCTACAGCTGACGCACATGAAACAACTTTAGCACCAGGTAATCCTAGTAGTGATATTACACTAACTCTTCCGTCTTCAGCATCAGATACTTTAGTAGGTAAAGCAACAACAGACACGCTAACAAACAAAACATTAACAACGCCTGTTATTGCAGAGATAGACTCAGGATCTACAATTACACTAGATGCAGCCACAGACATCATATTAGATGCAGATGGCGGTGATATTTTATTTAAAGATGCTGGAACAGAAATTGGTAGGCAAAGTAATTCATCTTCTGATTTTGTAATTCAATCTTCAGTTTCAGATAAAGATTTAATATTTAAAGGTGTTGACGGTGGATCTGGAATTACTGCTTTGACATTGGACATGTCAGCGGCAGGTGCAGCTACATTTAATGATAAAATTACAGCTGTTGGAACTTCTGTATTTACTAACTTAGATATATCTGGAGATGTTGATGTTGATGGTACATTAGAAGCTGATGCTGTTACAGTTAATGGTACTGCTTTATCAAGTGTAATTGCCGGAACAACAGTAGCAAATGCAACACTAGCAGCAACAGTAACAGTTACCGATAGCACAGCTAACACAAACTTTCCTGTTGTGTTTCATGATGAATCAAACGCTCTATTAGATGACACAGGTGCGCTAAGATATAACCCAAGCACAGGAGAATTACTTGTACCTAAACTAACTGTAGCAGGCACAACTACGACTGTGGATACAGTTACAATGAACGCATCTAATGCTATTATATTTGAAGGTGCTACAGCCGATGCACATGAAACTACTCTTACAATTATAGATCCTACTGGTGATAGAACAATTAATCTACCAAACGTTTCAGGTACACTACCTGTACTAGCAGCTGTAAGCACAACACAGATTACATCTACACCTGAAGAACTAAATTTATTAGATGGTATTACAGCAGGTACTGTATCAGCATCATTAGCTGTAATAGTAGACTCAAACAAAGATATAACAGGTTTTAGAAACATAACTTTAACAGGCGAGCTTGACGCAGCAACTTTAGATATTTCTGGAAATGCAGATATAGATGGCACATTAGAGGCAGACGCTATTACAATTGGCG